GTATAGAATAACACTAGAATTAGAGACACTAAGTGACTTTAACCCACATGATATTAGCTGGGAGAAAGTATTTGAACTACAAGACAATGAGAGGTGCCAAAGTATTATCGAAGACCTGAGTAATCCTGTCAGTTGGGATAACACTTAAGACTGACAGTTTGCTCTGAATTATTATAACAAACTGTGTAGCTGCTATTTGACAGTTATGGCACGAATATGCTATAATTGTTATATGCGTATTGGCAGTATTATGCGTTGTTCGTTGATGCCGTGCGGGCGGGCGTTGCGTTTATAAAAATCGATAAGTCCCTAACCTACAGAGGTGACAATTCGAGATGTATATAAAAAAATCGCCAAAATTTTTCCGAGGTAAAAACCCCCTTATTACCTTTTTAATATGAGACATCATAAAATATTTCCGAGTTCTTTGTGGCATATAGAGGGAGCACCACAACCATTAGTAGAGGATTTATACCAAGCAGCATATAAAATTAGAAAGAATCATAAAAGTGAAAGTGTTTCTAATAAAGGAGGATATCAAAGTCCTATGTTTAAATTTAAAGATTTTCACCCAGAAGCTATAAAATATATTGAGTCTATATTAGAAAAAATACCCAGACCTCCTACACAGGTGGATGGATGGTGGTGGTATAATATTAATGGAAAAGGACATTGGAATGCACCTCATACTCATCCGAAGTGTGACTATGCATTAGTATGGTATCTAACTGATAGTAATGGATTATTAAATTTATTGACTCCCTTTCCTCAGAGAGTTGCAGATAAAGGTGATAATATTACTATCAATGGTAAGAAAGGAGATATAGTAATATTTCCTTCCGATATAATACATTTTGTACTACCTAATCCTAAAGATGAAGATAGAGTTTGTATATCAATGAACTTGTAATTATAATGAAAAAGCATAATTTATTTCCTACTACTGTTTGGCATGAAGAAAATGGTATACCATACGAATTAGCAGACGAGTTATATCAAAAAGCATATGAGTGCATTAAGAGATATCCCTCTATAGATGAAAGCTCCAATCAAGGAGGTTATCACAGTCCTCATTTTGAATGGAAAAACTTTCATCCACAAGGAATAGAAATAATTAATAAGGTAATATATAAGGCTATTGAACAGGACTTTAATGTAAAATCATGGTGGTATAATATTAGTGGGAAAGGAGGATGGAATATGCCTCATACTCATACAGGTGTTGATTTTGCAGTAGTACTATACTTAACTGAAACTGATGATCTCTTAACTTTCGTTAATAATCACCCAACACTTGATGATCCAATGGGATACTCTCCTCATACAAAGAAAGGGGATATAGTAATATTTCCAGCTAAGTTAATGCACTTTGTCAAACAAAATGAAAGAGAAGAAGATAGAATCAGTATATCAATGAACTTGCGATTATGTGGAAATTGATATATAATAGGTGAAGGCTAACAATACGTTATGTACGACGAAACCACTTACCACATCTATGCACAAGATAGATGTCTGTATGCAAACCTCCCTGAAGAAGAGTTTGAATGTACATGGGAGATGTTAAAAGTAATGGTTGGTTTACTCAAGACAGATTATACAGAGAGAGATTTATCATATATTAAACTCGGAGCAAAGTGTGGAGTAGGTGGGCCAGGTAAAGTTCTTCCAACACCTATGTGGGAAGAGGATTCATATTAAATGGAAATTAAACATGTATTTGCTTTACCTGTATTTTTAGATAAAGCAGAGGGAAGTGAGTATACAGATTTACAAGAAGAACTTACCACTATAAAGAGTAAGTTAAATTTTAATGATCGTGGAATACATATGATATTAAATGAGAATCCATTTGAAAGTAATTTTTTAATTGAACATGGATGTCATCATAGTATTAATTTTATAAACAAAACTGTAAATAAATTTATTACTTTTTTATATGGGGAAAATAAATTTGATAGTTTGATGATTATAGAATCATGGATGACAAAAACTATTAAAGGTAGATGTGCAAGAGAGCATTGTCATGGAGCTGCAGATATATCTGGTGTTTATTACTTAGATACAAATAGTAAAGATGGTAATTTAGTATTCACTAATCCTAATAATAATTTACTTTGTAATAAGTTAGTGTCTGACTTAGTTGCGAAGGATATTCAATTACCTTTAGAAAATGGATTAATTGCATTATGGCCTGCACAACTAAAACATAGAACAGAAGAAAATAAAACTGATCATGAAAGAGTAAGTGTAAGTTTTAATATAACTCTAAGTAAAAAAAGGTTCGGTATACCTACTATATGAAATTAATTATTGACAACTATATAAATGGATGTTATAATTGAATTGAAATTTCAATAAAACTATGGCCAAAGGATTTACAGTAAAAACTGTGCCACCCAAACCCAAGAAGAAAGCTGCTGATTGGGATATAGATGCAATCAAAGCAAGATGGAAAGGAAAGAAGATTGTATTCTGTTTACCAGGTAGAGGATGTTCATATATTTTCTTAAAGAATTTTGTACAAATGTGTTTTGACATGGTACAAAATGGAATGAGTATTCAGATCTCACAAGATTACTCATCAATGGTTAACTTTGCACGTTGTAAAGTTTTAGGTGCGAATGTTCTTCGTGGTCCTAAGCAGAAGCCTTGGGATGGTAAACTAGAATATGATTACCAACTTTGGATTGACTCGGATATTGTCTTTAATACTGACAAGTTCTGGCAGTTATGTGATCTTGCATTACCTGCTGAAGATTCAGATAGGGAGGAAGCAGAGATCTGTGGAGGATGGTATGCAACAGAAGATGGGCAAACTACATCTGTCGCACACTGGCTAGAAGAAGATGACTTCCGCAAGAACGGTGGAGTCATGAATCATGAAACGGTAGAGTCTATTTCTAAGCGTCAAAAACCTTTCACCGTTGACTACACAGGTTTCGGTTGGGTAATGATTAAGAATGGTGTCTTCGAGAACCTTGAATATCCTTGGTTTGCTCCTAAGATGCAACAGTTTGAGTCTGGAGCAGTTCAGGATATGTGCGGAGAAGACGTTAGTTTCTGTTTAGATGCGATTGACAAGGGTTATGACATCTGGTGCGATCCTCGGATACGTGTTGGCCACGAAAAAACTCGTGTTATCTAACCGCCGTGTCTCGTTTTTACTATGGAGAATAACTAAATGGCAATGAGAAGTCCAACTGGGGTCGAAATGATTGAAACTCGACCCAAAAAAACTCGTCAAGGAAGAGGAAAGCATACTAAATATGCCGCTTCCTCTCGAAATAAAGCAAAAAAACGCTCACGAGGACAGGGAAACTAAAAAAGGTAAAATATACTTGCTAAATAAAGATATATTTGCCTAATAATAGTGCCTGTCCAACGCATAAGTAAGACATTTAAAGACATTAGCATGTCTTTTAAGGTTAATCCCTTAAATGATGACCTTATTGCGATTAAAAATACAACAGCTATTGCTCGCTCTCTTCGTAATCTGGTGCTCACTGCACCAGGAGAGCGATTTTTTAATGAGAATTTAGGTTCCAACGTCAATTTTCTCTTATTTGAGAACATGGATGACGTTACTGCATCATCTATTAAGGATGAAATACAAAATACTATAAACAATTACGAACCAAGAGTTAAATTATTAAGAACTCAAGTCTCACCAAACTATGAAACACTAGAATTTGATGTTGTTATAACATATGAAATCATTGGAGTAGAGGCACAACCCCAACAATTATCATTTGCCCTAGAGCCAGCACGATAATGCCACTAGTTAATTTTTCCAATCTGGATTTTGACCAGATCAAAACAACAATAAAGGATTATCTTAGATCTAATTCCAATTTCACTGACTATGATTTTGAAGGATCTAACTTGTCTACGATTATTGATGTTCTGGCATACAATACTTACATCACCTCTTACAATGCCAACATGGTATCGAATGAGGTTTTCATTGATAGTGCGACATTAAGAGAGAATGTTGTCTCATTAGCACGTAATATTGGGTATACTCCTACTTCTAAAAAGGCTGCAAGAGCAAATATATCATTTTTCGTTGATACAACTAGTTATTCATCCACTCCTCAAACGGTTACTTTGAATAAAGGTCTAGTTTGTACGACAAATGCCTTCAATAATGAGTCATTTACCTTTGCTGCACTCGATGATATCACTGTTCCAGTCAATCAGAACGTAGCTAGCTTTGAAAATATTGAAATTGTTGAAGGAATTTACCTTACTACTAATTTTACGGTCAATTCTTTTGATCCAAATCAGAGATTTATACTTCCAAACTCTAATATTGATACTGATAGCATTAGAGTAACGGTCAAACCTTCAAGATTATCTAATACAAGTAGAAAATATAGAGAATCTAAGAGTTTATTTGAGATAGATGGCGAATCTCCTGTCTATTTTATACAAGAAATTCAAGATGAACGATATGAATTGATTTTTGGAGATGGTATTTTCGGTAAAAAGCTAGAATCTCCTAGTTATATCGAAGTTTCTTACTTAGTAACCAATGGAGAAAATGCAAATGGCATAGGATCCTTTATATTTTCGGGAAAATTAACGTCAAGTAGAGATTCCCTTAATTTAACTGCAGGAATTTCCTTGATTGCGACTGATAATGTTGCGGCAGGAGGTAAAAATATAGAAACTATCGAATCTATTAAGAAATATTCGACTCGAATTTACTCCTCACAGAATAGAGCAGTAACTTCAGCTGATTATGAAGCAATTTTACCATCAATATACCCTGAAACTGATTCTGTTTCTGCTTTTGGTGGAGAAGAATTGACTCCTCCTCAATTTGGAAAGGTTTTTGTGAGTGTAAAACCTACAAATGGGTCATATTTGTCGGGTCAGATTAAAGAAAACATAAAAAGTCAAATTAAGAAGTATTCTGTATCAGGAATTGTTGTTGATATCATTGATTTGAAGTATTTGTACATCGAACCCAATATTACAGCTTACTATAATGCCAATTTAGCAAAATCTGCTAATTCCATTACTACGATTGTAAGTGAAAATGTAGAAACTTACTCAAAATCTGCTGAAATTAACAAATTTGGTGCAAGATTTAAATATAGTAGATTTTTGAACTTAATTGATGGTAGTAGTGAGGGTATAACTTCTAATATTACGACTATTACGATTAGAAGGGATCTGAGAGTAGCGTTAAATAGTTTTGCGGAATACGAAATTTGTTACGGTAACAGATTCTTTGTAAAAGATGGTGGATATAATATTAAGTCTTCAGGATTTAATATTGCTGGTATTAGTGCAACGGTATATCTTACTGATATGCCTGATGATACTCATGAAAAAGGAACTATCGATATATTTACGTTAGATTCTGCAACTCAACCTAGAATTGTTAAAAAATCTGTGGGAGTCATTGATTATATTAAAGGAGAGATTAAATTATCTCCAATTAATATTACTAACACTGTTATTCAAAAAGGATTCCCCTTAATTGAGATTTCTGCTATTCCATATTCTAATGATGTAATAGGACTTCAAGATTTGTATTTACAAATAGATCTAAATCAAACAGAGGTTACTTCAAAACCTGATAATATTGCTTCTGGAGTAGATGTATCAGGAAGTAACTATCTTGTCACTTCAAGTTATGCAAATGGAAGTCTAGTTCGTGGCGGCCCTGTATATGCAACTGAATCAGTCACCACAACCACTACAACAACCCGTGTAGGCAGCGAAACCATGACTTCTACTACAAGATCCACAACATCTACAACATCCTCTTCTGGCTCCGCTTCTAGTGGTTCTGGCAGCACTGGAGGTGGCGGCGGTGGTTACTAACTCTCATATTCTTACTAAGATCAACATATACAAAAAATGATATCTACAGACATACAAAGAGTTCAGCTGCAAAGTATAGTTGCAAATCAACTCCCTTCTTTTGTAAAGGATGATTTTCCTTTAATAGCTGACTTTTTAAAAGAATATTATATTTCTCAAGAATTTCCAGGAGCACCTGTTGATTTAATACAGAATATTGATGAGTATTTGAAATTAGAGTCCTTAACTAATAATGCACAGGAAACGGAGTTGGGAGCAGATATTTCATATAATGATACTACTATTCCAGTAATATTTGATTTATCTAAAGAAATTTTTGGTACATATCAATTCCCTGATAGAGATGGATTGATTCAAATTGGTAATGAAATTATTCTATATTCCGAAAAAACTAAAACTTCATTTACAGGATGTAGAAGAGGATTTAGTGGTGTAACTTCTTATCAAGCTGTAAACAATACTGATCAATTAACTTTTTCAACTTCTACCACTGCTAAACATAAAGGCGGAGATAAGATTGTTAACTTAAGTGCATTACTCTTTAATGAATTTTTACTTAAAATTAAAAATCAATTAAGTCCTGGTTTTGAGAATAGAACTCTTTCCAGTGAGTTAAATCAAAGACTGTTTATATCAAGATCAAAAGATTTTTATCAAGCTAAAGGAACAGATGAATCCTTTAAAATGCTTTTTGGTGCTTTGTATGGAGAATCCGTAGAAGTATTAAAACCACAAAATTTTGTCTTTAGACCTTCGGATGCTGATTATAGAGTTACAAAGGATTTAGTTGTTGAAGCAATAGATGGGGATCCCTCTCAATTGTTGAATAGTACCTTATTTCAAGATGCTTATAGTAACTATGATATAGATGCAGCTTATTCCCCTATTTCTGCAATAGAGAAAATAACTTATAATAGTAAGGATTATTATAAGTTAAGTCTTGATTTTAACTATGCTAAAGATATTCCTCTACAAGGAAGTATCTATGGTGAATTTACTGTTCATCCAAATACCAAAGTTATAACTCCTGTATCTATCGGTGCAAGTGTAATTGATGTAGATTCAACAGTAGGATTTCCTAATTCTGGTGAATTGGCAGTTGGTGCAGGAATATTAACTTATAGATCAAAATCATTAAACCAGTTCTATGGTGTAGGAGTAGCAAATACCACAGATATTGGTACTACATCTGCTGTTAAGTCAAAAACAGATGTAAGACTAAATGTTAATGCATATGGTTATGTAGGTATCGGAACTACAACTAAAGTAACTGTTAAAATAGGATCGGTTTTAGCAGAACCAATAATTCAAAGTGATACTTATTATTACTCTGTTAACGATACTGCAAAAGTACAATCTTTAGGAATTACAACCTCTGGGCCAAATGTTGATAATTGGTTTTATAATGTTGCTACAAGTTATGATGTAGAATCAATAGTTTTAGTTGATTCATCAGATTTTACATACACTATAGAAACTTTTACTGAAAATAATTTTAAATTAGGAGATACAGTTACAGTTGTAGATACAGCTGGTAATAATAAGGATTCCCTTGTAAATGAAGTTATAAATCCATTTAAATTCTCTATCAGAGGACAAGGATCTCTTTCTTCTATTAAAAGTGTACAAAGAAATATTACTAGAGCAAAAGTTGATGTAGCTTTAAAAGATTATTATTATATTGATAATTATTTTGCCAATATTCAAAATACCTATGTAGATTTTGATCGAAATGTTTTAGTTGCTTCTCCATCTATTCCTTATTATTTTAATGGCCCTTTAGATTTTTATGATAGAAAAGTTACATTAAGTGGATCTTACGAAGGAGATACTTTTACAGTTTTAGATGTAAATGATCATGGATATTATACAGGAGATGCAGTTTATTATAATTCTTTTGATATAATTTCTGAAGATTTCTTAGGTAATGAAAGTATAAGTGTTAGTAAGTTTCCTGAAATAAATCCAGGAATTTTCTTTGTAAAAAGAGTAAATAAAAATCAATTCCAACTTGCTACGAGTCCCAGTAACATTAATAATAATAATTTCGTATCTGTTTCTGGTATTGTAACTTCTAATACCATACAACCTCTTGATTATTTTGATAAAAAAGTTGATAATCAATTACTTTTAAGAGAAATAAAAAAACCTAGTGATGAAAGTGGTAGTTACATTACTGAACCTGGTAGCAGAACAGGTATTTTAATAAATGGTGTCGAAATTCTTAATTACAAATCTACAGATACAGTTTATTACGGCCCACTTAATAAAATAAACATAAGTGCAGAGGGAAAAGATTATGATATTTTAAATCCTCCACTCATCCATATTGAGGATACCGTTGGTAGTGGTGCAACTGCTATCGCTGCTATTAGAGGAAATTTAAATGCGATTGATATTGTAGATCCAGGTTTTGATTATGTCGAAGATCCTATAATAACGATTACAGGAGGAAATGGTGTTGGTGCTGAAGCTTTTGCTAATACTATTCTTGCGACTCATGATGTTTCCTTTGATGCTTTTGGTGTAAATGAGACAGAATCTGCTCGTATCAATTTAGATGCTGATACCATTGGTTTTTCTACTTATCATAAATTCAGAAATGGTGAAAAAGTAATTTATAAACCCGACGGAGGATCATTAGTTAGTGGACTTACTACTGATGCTGTTTATTATGTTCACACGGTTGGAGTATCTACAGTAAAACTCTATAAAACTCAGGATCAAGCTATTTCCGCAGGAATTGAAACAGTATCGTTAAGTGCTTATGGAACAGGGATACAACGATTACAATCTTTTGATAAAAAGAAAATTTTATCTAATATTATTATTAAAAATTCTGGTATAGGTTACGAAAACAAAAAAAGAACGATTATTTCAGCAACAGGAATTAATACGGCTCTTAATCAAATAAACATAGATGATCATGGGTATCAATCTGGTGAGATTATAGAATATTCCTATGATAAAGATAGAATAAGTGGTATAAATTCAAATACTCAATATTTGGTTACACAAGTAGATAATAATAATTTTAAATTATCTAGTGTGGGAGTGGGAACAACTGCTAAGTCTTATTATTATGATAATAATGAATATATTGATTTTTCTGTTGCTGGTTTGGGTACAGGGACTCATTCATTTAATTATGAACCAATTACGGTTAATTTAAGTGGTGAGATTGGAGTTGCTACTGTAAGTGGACAAGATTTTAGAGCTAAAATTCAACCTTTGTTTAGAGGATATATTGATTCAGTTCAAATAATAAATTCTGGTGCTGAATATGGTTCTTCTGATATTCTTAATTATGATAGACAACCTCTTATTACTACTAAAACAGGTACAGATGCTCAAGTTACACCAGTTATTAATAATGGAAAACTTGTTGATGTTTTAGTTGTTAATGAAGGATTTGGATATAACTCTCCCCCATCACTAGAATTAGAAACAGATGGGGCTGGAAAATATGCTGAACTAGTACCCGTTTTAGAAAATGGACAACTTAAAAGTGTAAGAATTCATAATGCGGGTATTGGTTATACTAATAGAGTAATAGTAGATGTAACTCCAAGTGGAAGTGGGGCTAAATTTAAAGCAAATATTCAAAATTGGACAGTTAATTTATTTGAAAAATCTTTGGATATTATTTCTAATGATGATGGTATTTTAGATGCTGCAGAGAATCCAGATTTGGGTATTCAATACACTCATTTATATGCACCTAGAAAATTAAGAGAATCTGTATATGTTAGAAATCAAAATAATGATATTAAATATGGACTTCTTGATTTAGAAAAAGTTGATGGACAGGAAGTAACTGCTTCATATCACTCTCCTATTATAGGATGGGCTTATGATGGAAATCCAATTTATGGTCCATATGGTTACACTACTCCTACTGGGGGAGCAGTAAGAGCTATGGAGTCTGGTTATAAACCAGTAACTAGTGATACTAGACCTCCTTTATCTACTTTCCATCAAGGATTTTTCGTTGAAGATTTTGTATTTGATAACTCTGGAGATTTGGATGAGTATAATGGACGTTTCTGTGTAACACCAGATTATCCAAATGGAGTATATGCATATTTTGCGACTATTAATTCAGGTAATGTTGAAAGTTCAGGTGCATTTAATAAGTATAAGATTCCACAATTCCCTTATTTAATTGGTAATGCTTTCCGTTCAAAACCAAATCCTTTTAACTATGATAAGTCTAATAATCAAACAGACTATGATTTAAATTCTTCGGAGTGGTTTAGAAATACCACTCCTTATGCATTAACAAAAAATAATGCCTTTTATGACTTTTTAGTTCAACCAAATAAAAAAGCAACTCCTATTGTTGATATTATTTCATCATCTTCAGGTCAAATTGATAATGTAGGAATTTTGACTGGAGGAAACAATTATCAAGTAGGTGAAAAAATTCTTTTTGAAACTTTAACTGGATCTCAAACTGCTAAAGCTAAAGTTAAAGAAGTAGAAGGAAAACAAGTTACTAATATTAGTGTAGCAACTAGTTCAATAACAAATCTAGAAATATATCCCTATGATTCAAATGGCACTTTTGTAGCCATTTCTACATTACCTCATGATTTTGTAAATAAAAATTTAGTTTCATTATCTGGATTTAATACTTCTATTAGTTCTCTTGAAGGAAGTTTTAATATTGGTGTAAGAACTGAAACCTTAAATCTAACTGGAGGAGTCAGTACTACAGGTGTTACTGGATTGGTAACATATTTTGGAGTATCGGGATCCTTAAATAGTGACTTATTATCAATTGGTGTGAACGATACTTTAGGAATAGGAACTGAAGATGTAAAAGTACTTGCTGTTGATAGAAAAAATTATAGATTAAGAGTTTTAAGAGCTCAGAATAATACAGTTTCTCTTGCTCATACTGCGACATCTGTAATAACAGAAGATTCTAGAAAATTTACCTATAAATCATTACCTCAAAATGATGTAACTTTTGAGTTAAATAAAGAAATTTATTTTGAACCTAAGGAAGCTTTAGGAGTTGGAACTATTACTGGTGTGGGTATTGGAACAACTATTTCATTCTCTAATCCAGGTGCTGGTTTAACTCAAATTTATATTCAAACTGAATCTATTTTCCTTCCCGAC